CTCTGCTAAATCTTCTCTGCGGGTAGCCATGGGTTAGCCTTTTAGGTGGTTGACTTGCTCGATGATCTTTTGCTTGCGCGCGGCTTTTGATTCCGGCGAAAGGTCGATCTTTTCTTTTGGTTTGAGATACTTCGTTTCGTTGCCGATCTCGATGCAGCCGTGCGACTTCAGGTGATCGCGGTGCTGGGAGCGGGACATGATCATTCGACCGTCAATCATAGAGCGATAGGGCTGCATGTCGGTCATTACCATGGGCGCGTCAACCGTCCGTAGCATCCAGCCCGCCTCTCTGCCTGCATTCAGGCACTCGTCGCATTTGGGAGGAAAATTCCGCTGGTCAACTTTGCGAAAGGCCATGTCGGTATGACCGCATTTATGACAGAGGAAGGTGTACATTGGCATGGTTATTCGCTCGCAGACTTGGCCGCACTGACTTGCGCGGCATCGAGGGTAGTTTCAGCGGCGATCTCGGCAACCTCTACCGCGCGCGCATTATTCATCGCGGCAATCAGCAACTGGAACTTGCGGTCGGAGTCTTTGGACTGCGCTTCGAGCATGGCTTTCATCTGCTCAACCTGAGCCTCGCTCTTGCGGTCCATTTCGTCACGGTGCATTTCGAGCGCTGTTTCCTGAGCAGCTTGGCGCGCCTGCGCTTCCTGCTCTGCCTGTGCTGTCTGCTGCGCAAGATGCGCCTTCAACATTTCGAGTTGGCCGGTCTGCTGCAATTTAGCCTGCTCCATTTGATGGCGCTGGCCCTCTGCGCCCTGCTCGATCTGCGCCTTGGCCTGCATCTCTTGAATGCGGCCCTGCGATTCGGCTTGCACCTTCTGCAACTCGATAGGCGGTGGCTTGGGCTGGCCAGCCTGCGCCTGAATCTGCTTATTCAACTGCTCGGCCGCGTTGTCGATCATGCCTTCCAGCGTCTTGCCAGCCTTGAACGCGGATACGCCGAATTTGAGAATTTCCACGAGCACAGGAGCGATCTCGGGCGTCGCCTGAGCCGCTGGCACGGCCTGCTGAAGGAAATGGCTCACCATGGTGATGAACTCGATGCGGTCCGATTTCTGCGCGTCCTCGTCGATCTGGACCAGCGAGTCGGCGTCAACCTCGATGCGGAACGAGCGCACCACGTTGTTTCGCAGCATCTGAATCGCCTGCGGGACCATCTGCTGATCTTCCGGCAATAGCTGCTGGACAGACGCTATCTGCATGATGGTCTGATCGCTGAACTTGCCGCAGATCACCTGAGCCTTGAGCCGTAGCAGGTCTGTCGCGTAGATCGCAACGTCTTCCTGAGTATTCCGAAGCCGAACCGAACCGAAGCGCGCCTTGATACCCTGGGCCGCTGCCGTCTCGTTCGCGTCCGTCTCGCCGCGCATAATGTCGCTGATCCCGGTTATCGCATAAATCTGGTTGACTACGTTCTCGCGCGCTTCGAATGCAATCTGCAAAGCCTGTGCGATCGGGCCGAGGTCAACGATATCAATCGCGCCCTTCAGTCCACCTTTCTCCGCGAATGCTGCAAAACTCTTGACCGCGATCAGGTCGTTATTCCCGGCCTCCGTGAAGAGCCGCTGCAATTCCTTGAACTCGGCGTTATAGACGCCGCGCACCTTCAGCGCCTTGATCAGCCCGTCGATGCGGTCGCTGATCGTGTCTAGCTCGTTCGCTTGGTCCTGATATTGGATGAAGTCAGGCACCGGAACGAGCGTGTCACTAGTCATCGTCCCGAACAGGGGCTTCGGGCACGGCCAGAAGCCTTCCAGTTCGAGCGGATCGTCCTTCTCGTCTAGCAACTCGCCCACGGCCTTGGAGAGCCACACAGCCTTTTTGGTGGTCTTGTCCCAAATCTCGTAAATGCAGGCTTGCTTGTTCGACCCCGTCGCGCGCTGGCGCAATGCGGTCGAGTCTTCCGGCGAAGCGTCGAGCGGCACGCGCTTGGCGGTGATCTCACCGAAGCGCTCGCACATCTTCGAATACGACAGGTAGACGATGCGCCACACGCAATCGACTTCTTCCCATGTGCGCGCGACCGTATGCCCGAAATCCTTCCAGTTCACATAATCGACCGGCGCTTGCTCATCGTCGATCTGCTCCATCGGCTCATCTTCGGAGATCTGAGCCGCGCCGGCGCCTTCAATGACAGCGGGGTCATCACCGACGCCCTCAGCGATGGGCATCTGCACGCTGGTGGTCGGCTCGTAACGTACCCAAGCGACCGCGCGGCCACCGAGAAAACGATCCATGACCGAATTCTTCATCGTCTCCCGGTAGTCGGGATAATGCCGAACTTCGAACTCAAGTGCACGTTCAAGAATAAGCGACGCGACCCGTCCGATTGGATCTGAATCACGGAAACGCCGCGATACGTCGGGCTGCGGTAGACGACTGAAGGTCGCCGGAACCAGTGTCTGTACGTTGGACCATAGGATATTGAACTTGGCCGACTCGTTGCCATTCGTGTACTCCTTGGAATCATCCCGATACCGCTTGATGATCTTCTTCGTACGCTCCTGCCATTTCTTGAAGTCTTTCTCATAGGTCGTGATATAGCCTAGATATCGTTCGACCTTGGGCATACGCGTGATCTCTGCCATATCAGCCGACAATCGCCGTGCAATCGACCGTACCGGTGATCACGATGTAGTGGCCTTGTGAGCAGGCGAGATACATCGGTACGAACACATTGCTCCCCGGATTCGTCAGCACGCCAGTCAGCGGCGTCGTGGTGGCCGTGCCGTTGCTGTCGTACACCTGCACCGTGCCGGCCGCACCAATGGCGCACAGAAGCCCAATGAGCGTCTGGCCGGGAATCTTGTTGACCGTGGTGCTTGCCGTAATGCGCACGCCTGTGCCGCTTAAACTCGCTGCCATTACAGCCTCCGATTGGTTAAAGAGAGTGGCCGGTGCTGATCCCCGGCGTTTCGGTTTTCGCTATTAGCAGTCAATGGTAAGGATTCGAACCATAAATCCACCGACAAGCCCCAACCCGTAGGGCTAACCCTCTTGCGTAGCGTTCGCACATCAGCCTGTGCATTCACTCTCACGACTGGCGGCTCAGTTCCGATACTTCGCCGCATCCATGGGGATCGGATTCCACGTTTTGGAACCGCCATGCGTGAAAGTGTTACAGCCTCCGATTGGTTGAGACATGCCGCGAGTGATCGCGCCATGCGTCATCTAAAGTTTGAGGGGGCACAACCGAATAATCAGGCTCGGAATACGGCGCAACGAATTCAGCCGCCTCCATGACCTGGCACCCGTATGCGAATGCGTCTGACGGGTGCGAGGCCCAATTGTGCAAAGGCTCACGGGAGAACACGCCCGTCTCCTCGTTGTATTCGTATTCCCATGCGCGCAGGCCATCTAAGCCGGTCTCGCAGGCTGCAGCATTGAATGCGCACACCTGAATCACGGAGCGCGCGGCCTCGATCTGGTCGCGCTTCTTGCTCTGCGCCACCACATCGACCTTGCCCCCGAACGCCGTCAGGAACTTCTCGGCCGTCGTGTGCTTGCTTTGGAATGTCTTGGCGCGCGCATCATGCGGGAGCCATATTTGCCCCAGCTTCGCGTCCATATCCTGCAAGTTGCGCTGAATGACCGGAATCCAGTCATCTGAATCCCATCCAGACGCGCCCTCGTATTTCAGGACGTTGAAGCCACCAATGACGCGCTGCCAGTACCACCAACCGGCCGTGTCTCTGAACCCGATGTCGCTCGACACCTCAACGGGAGCGCCGGCCGGGTCATACGCCACGTCATCGTTGATCCGGCCATCGCGCTCGGCCTTGTTCACGAGCCGCGACAGAATTGCACCCTGGCTGCTGCCGTATGCGCCATTCCAAATGTGCTCGGCCTTGTCCTCGTCTACTGCGAAGTCATGCGCCATCTCGCGATAGAGCACGTCCGGGAACCATGGGTTATCGCGCCAGTTGACAAGTACCGACACAGCATCAGGAGGCGGATTCTTGCGAAAGAACTGATCCACCGGGTCCGTCTTGAACCGTGGATTCCAGCTAAACCATATCTCGGAGCCTTCCTTACGCAACGTCGGACGCAGCAGGTCGAGCGAGTGCTGACTGAACGTCTGCGCTTCCTCCACCCAGGCCACGTCGTACGCTTCCAGCGACTTGATATTCATCGCGTTGTACGACTGCATGCCCTTGAACACGATCAGCGAGCCGCGCGGGCCGCGTATTTCGTTGTCCAGCACCTCGAACGATGCGCCAACGCCCAGCTTCTCGATCTTGTCGATCAGCAGCTGCCGAACCGAATCCTTGATCGAACTCTGCACTTCCCGGATACAGACAACGCGCGTCGGCTCTGTGACGCAACGAAGGATGATCTGCTCGGCGAAGAAATGAGACTTTGCACCACCTCGACCGCCATACGCACCCTTGTAACGCTTGGGCCCAAGCAATGGCTTGAGCTTGCGGGGAACGCTAACTCTGAGGGTCGACAATTTCGTAGACGACTTTGTGGATCAGTTCGGCAGCGCCTGACAGTTCCACAGCTTGCGACGCCTTGCCATAACCACGGTCCAACAATTCCTTGATGGCTGCGATGCGTGCCTGATCGCTTTCACTGGTGCGCAAGATCACCACAAGTGCGTCCACTGCTTCCTGCCCGTGCACCTGCGCGAGAGCCTTGATATCCGCCGTGATCTTGTTGGGCGTGCCGGCAATCCTTCCGCCTGTCTTGGCACCCTTAGCCATTGCGATCTACTCTCATCTACTTTTGAGGATTAGCCGCCGATGCTCGATGCCCACACATTGGCACCGAGGCAGTAGAAGTCGCCCACCTTGGCTGCGGGAAGGACGACTGCTGTATTCGCGGCGACGCCTGCGAAATTGCCACCGACTGGCGGATATACGTTCATGGCCGTTGCGGTGGAGTTCACCACAATGTAAATATCGCCAGCCAGAGCAGTCATAGAAACCGCATTAGCTGCCGGAAGACGTGCGCCAGCAGTCGATGCCGGGACGGTTGTGAATACCGATACGTCATTGGCAATCAGAGTCGCATTGGCTTGGCTAGAAACGCCAGCTGCAGCGAGACCGCTGACCGGCTTGCCTACCGTTACCTGAGCCTGTTGTGCGGGTACTCCGCTTCCCATCAAGTTTGCAATCGTGGTCATGTTGGTCCTATGCTGCGCGCTGGGCGCTTTGAACTGCGGGTCGGAAGGCTTCGCCGTCGTGCTCAGCCAGGATTTCGTCAATGCTTATGTCTTCCAGCAAGATCCAGCCGGTAATTTCGTCGCCGGCGCCTTTCTGGTCATTCCACTGGCCGAAGCGGATGAACTCGCCGCTGGGCGAGATACGCTCCGGGTCGAGCGTCACTGCGTAGCTGATCACGCGCGGCGAGGGGTGGCCCAAGCTTTCCAACATCTGCGCGTTCTTGAAGTCGCGGACGAACGAGACAATCGCGACCTGCTTGAATTTGATCACGTTCATTGCGACTCCGAATTGGCTGGCAAGGAAGGGTCAGCTACCAGTTCGTTGGTAGCGGGCTCGCCTTGCATCTGATGTGTAGGACTCTCTGTATCCATCGGCCTGAGCTGCCTTGCAATCATCACAACGGCAACCACCAGCATATTTAGACCGCGTTCCACACTTAGCTGGGTTAGAAGTACGCTTGGCGCCCACATTGCAACCGTGGTGGCTAAACCCAATGTTTTCGAGGTCAAAATATAGCCCGACAGGATTTCCGCTATCGAGCCAAGACTCCTTATGCTCAATGGAGAAGTCTTCCCGAGTCATGGCTCCGCCACACCGGAAACATGTGTGGCCTGCGTCTGACATCAACTTGTACAAGAGGTCTTTTACAAGACGGTTGCTTGCGGTGCTTGGGTTCATTCCAAGCTGATTTTGTTTTTTCAATGACTGCCTCTCTTGGCGTCTATTTTCTAAAGGGCTGGCAAGGATGGGCTCGAACCATCGACACGCTGATTAACAGTCAGCTGCTCTACCGACTGAGCTACATGCCAATAAAAAAGCCCGGCGCCGACGTTAATCGGGGCAGGGCTTAAGGAAATTTTGGAGGCG